GCGATTGCCGCAGGACAGCTAGAAGAGATTGAAGAGGTTGATTTTCTTGCGCTCTTACCGCCTCGCGAAGACCCACTACTTGAACCAGAGCTAGAAGACCCACAAATGTGACCCACAAAGTCCCGACTGATAAAACTATGAATACTTCTATTGAATCTCAGTATACTGCTCTTGAAGGGCAGCGTTATCCTTTCTTGGATAGGGCTAGGCAGTCTTCTAAACTTACCCTTCCTTACGTTATGCCTGAAGACGGGCATAACTCACACTCTCGATTAGAAACACCTTTTCAGGGCATTGGAGCAAGAGGAGTCAACAATTTAGCATCAAAGTTACTACTAGCCCTCCTAGCTCCCAATGCCCCCTTTTTCCGTCTTAACTTTGATGAACCTAAGTTAAGACAAGAAGGAGCCACTCAAGAAATCATCTCAGAGATGGAAGTGGCTCTTCAGCGCGTCGAGGAGACGGTCATGGAAGAGATTAGCCGACAGTCGTATCGAGTCGGCGTGCATGAAACTCTGAAGCACCTCATCGTCACTGGAAACGCTCTTTGTTACATCCCGGAAGAAGGAGGAATCCGAGTCTTCCATTTGGACCGATACGTGATTAAGCGCGACCCTATGGGTAACCCCGTGAAAATCATCACGAAAGAGACGCTAGACTACAACACCTTACCGGAAAGCGCTAAGATGGCGGCTGGCTTGCTTCACGGTGAGACTACCGGACGCGATTGCGACCTATTTACCTGCGTAAAGTTAGAAGGCGACAAGTGGACCGTTAGTCAGGAAATCAAAGGCAACATCGTTGAAGGTTCTATTGGAACGTATACAAAAGAAAAACTCCCTTACATTCCGCTTCGTTTCTCAAAAATTGACGGAGAGGACTATGGCAGGGGATATGTAGAAGAGTATCTAGGTGATTTAATTAGCCTAGAGACCTTGACACAAGCTGTGGTTGAAGGCTCAGCCGCAGCCGCTAAGGTTCTGTTCCTTGTGAACCCTAACGGTACTACAAGAGCTAAGAGCCTAGCTGAAAGCCCGAACGGCTCAATCACGCAAGGAAATGCTAATGATGTCTCCGTTCTTCAGTTGAACAAGGCCGCAGACTTCAGCATCGCCGCACAGACGGCTAACACGATTAAGGAACGCTTAGGACAAGCTTTCCTGCTCACCTCTAACGTTGTTAGACAAGCAGAGCGTGTTACCGCTGAGGAAATCCGCATGTTGACTATGGAGCTTGAATCAGCTCTTGGTGGCCTATACTCGCTACTTAGTAATGAGTTTCAGCTCCCAATGGTGAACCGTGTCATGGACATCATGTCTAAGAAGAAGCGTATGCCTTCTCTTCCTAAAGATTTAGTAAAGCCTGTTATCATCACAGGAATCGAAGCGTTGGGTCGCGGTAACGACCTTCAAAAATTAGATTTGTTCTTGGCTGGAGCGGCGCAAGTGGTAGGACCACAAGCCATCAGCCAGTTCGTCAATGTTGAGGAATACTTCAAACGCAGAGCCACTAGCCTTGGAATCAAGACTAGAGGTCTCATCAAAACGCAAGAAGAGATTCAACAACAAATGCAACAATCTCAAATGATGTCTCTAGCTGAAAAAGCAGTACCTCAAGGTGTTTCTGCTTTAGGAGGCATCGCAAGAGAAAGTCTCTCTCAAGAAGCCCCAGAGGCTGAAGAGGGAGCGCCTGAACAGTAATAAAGATAAATGGCTGAAACCCACATCATCAACGACCAAACAGATAGCGAGAACATCACACTGGAACAAGAAGCTTCCGCTATTCAAGAAAACGAAACTTACTCTGAGGAACGCCCTGAGTGGCTCCCTGAGAAGTTCAAGTCTCCAGAAGACTTAGCAGCCGCCTATAACAGCTTAGAAAGCAAACTAGGCTCAAACACTGGACAACAACAGCAAGAAGACCTTCCTCCTACTGGATTAGAAGGAGACGGAGGAGACGAGCAGACCTCAGCAATCATGAGCGCTTCTGAGGAGTTCAGCGAAAAAGGACAACTCAGCGAAGAGACTTACGAAACGCTTGCCCAGAGCGGACTTAGTCGCCAGCTTGTTGATTCCTACATTGCAGGACAAGAAGCTCTTCTTAGCGCTGGAGAGACCGAACTACTCAGTCAGGTAGGAGGCCGTGAGGCTTACAACGAAATGGCTGAATGGGCTGCTGAAAACCTCAGTGAAAACCAACTCAACGCCTATAACAATGCTCTTGAGACAGGCACAGACGAACAGGCTTCTTTAACCATCGACTGGCTTGCCACTAAGTATAAGGAAGCAAACGGAACTTCAGCTTCTCTTCTTCAGGGAAACACTAGCGGCTCTGGAGAGTCAGCTTTTGAAAGCAGAGCGCAAGTTCTTTCCGCTATGGCTGAGAGGGACACTCTCGGACGTAAGCGTTACGCAGTAGACCCAGCTTATCGACGCGAAATTGAACGAAGACTCGCAATCTCAACCGTATAGAAAATAATTATGAATGAAGTATTTAATTGGATTGTTTCTAACAAAGAGACTCTCATTGAAATCCTCACAGGTGTAGTGACCGTGGCTAGTTTAGTAGCTGCCCTTACGCCTAACGACAGCGACAACAAAGTCGTTCGCGGCATCAACAAAGTAGTTAGCTGGCTAGCTCTCAATGTTGGAAAGGCTAAGAGCAATGGCTAAGATTTGCGCTAAAGGAATCTCTTGGGCTAAACGAACTTTCGACAAATACCCTTCAGCTTACGCTAACATGGCCGCTTCTAAATACTGCAAAGACCCTAACTACGGAAAGGGTAAGAAGCGTAAGTCCATGAAGATTAAGAAAAAGAAAAAGGGCTGAAAAGGCTCTAAGTGATTTCAAGTTTGAAACGTTATGGGAGAACTAGCCAAGTGGAGAAAACAGAAGTGGGTCCGCATCGGAACTGACGGTAAGATAAAAGGACCGTGCGGCACGTCTAAGGACAAGAAAAACCCTGACAGGTGTCTTCCACTGGCTAAGGCTAAGCGTCTCACCATCAAACAAAGGGCTTCCACAGCGCGGAAGAAGAAAAAGGCAGGAGCTAAAGGAAAACAGTTCGTTTCTAACACTAAGTCTGCTAAGGTCTCCTTCAAGAAATGATTAAGCTGCTTGTTTCGCTCCTCTTGAACTTCCCTCAAATGGCTGAGGTATTCTTTAAGATACAAGACGAATATGCCAAAACCCTTAAAAGTCGCCGCCGCTCTCGCATGGACAAGCTTATTGATGAGTGGGTGCGCGACGATTCCAAAAAGTGAAATTCCTTACTTTATTCAACGCCTTGAAGAGCATTCTTTCTCGCCTGAAGAGAAAGAAACAATCGGAGAACTCCTCCGCTACGCAGCAAAACTGGAAGAAAAATGAGCTTGTCGGTATCTGCATAGGTCATTCACGGCGCGGAGACAAAGGAGCCGAGAACTTTTTCAAAACCACAAGCGAGTGGGACTACAATAATAAGGTAGCCGTAGGTCTCAAGAAAGAGCTAAAAAGCATAGGAATCGAGAGTAAGATTTATCCTGTGTACAAAGCTTCTGGATACACAGGCGCTATGGGCTTTATTAAACGTAAGCTCAGAGAAGACGGAGCTACACTAGCTCTTGAGCTTCATTTTAACGCCTACAACGGAAAAGCAAGAGGGTGTGAGACTTTATACACTACTAATCACCCTGAATCCAAAATACTGGCCACTTGCATTCAAGAATCAGTGCTAAACGGCTTCTATACCGTAAACAGAGGCATAAAGCAACTTAGAAGGAATAAGCGTGGGTGGTTGTTTGTAAACAACTGGACCATTCCCGCCGTCCTTTGTGAACCCTTTTTCGGGGACAACAAACATGACTGGTTGTTGTTCTCAAACCCAAAGCGATTGGCTAAAAGCTACGCTGAGGGCATCCAAAATTTTCTAGTTAGAAAAACTAACAAGTAACCTAAGCGCCCGAAAGGATAACGCTAATGAGCGAACGGAGTTAAGACTGACGAAGAACCCAAACAAAAA